ACCCCATTGACGATTGACGGAGTAGAGTACCAGTTCGAGGATATGACTCCTGAACAACAGGTACTAATCAACCATGTTGCAGACCTTGACCGAAAGTTAGCGTCTGCAAAGTTCAATGCCGATCAACTTCAGGTTGGTAGAGACGCTTTCTTTAACTTGCTAAAAACAGCACTTACACCAAAAGAGTAAATCATGGAAGAAGTAACCCATGCTCAAATCTATTCTAGGCTTGTCGAAGTGGAAGCCAAGGTAGATTCGATAGACAAGAACACAAAAGGTCTTGTAGAGGCTATGGATGCCTTGCAAGGGGCTTTTAAAGTCCTTGGGTGGGTTGCTTCTGCCGCTAAACCTATTTTATGGGTTGGAGGTTTAATCATGGCTGCTGGTGCTATCTGGCAGACATGGATTAAAAAATGATCGATCCAATAACCGCTTTAAATGGGTTACAAAGCGCCATTTCGATGGTCAAAAAGGCGAGTAAGGTCGCCAATGATTTAGGCTCTCTAGCGCCCATGCTAGGCAAGATGTTTGACGCTAAGAGTCAAGCAACTAAGGCAATGCTTCAAGCCAAGAACTCTAAGAAGGGTTCTAATATGGGTACTGCGCTTCAAATAGAAATGGCACTTGAGCAAGCCAGAGCGTTTGAGGAGGAGTTAAAACAGCTATTCATGGTTACTGGCAAGATAGATGTCTGGAACAAGATCAAAGCTAGACAAGCTGAAATGGACAGGGATGATGCCAAGGAAGTGGCAGCGTTAAAAGCCGCTGATAAGAAAGCCAAAGAGCGAGAAGAAGAACTCCAAGAGTGGGCGATCATCATTGGTGGCATTGTCTTTGTTTTGTTTCTCGTCTTTATTGGCATTAACGAGTTGATGAGTCTGTGTCCTAAAGGCGGGTGCGGAAGATGAACGAGTACCAGAAACAATTTGATATGTTTCTGAAGGTATTTATTTATGGATGTGTTGCTTGGTGGTTTTTAGGATTCTTAAAGTTTTTACCTGATGACTTGTCAAACAAGATTGTTAACCTTTTATTGGGAAAGATTGGGTTATGAAAATCACACCTTACCAACAAAACGCATTGATGCTCAAAGAGATGCAAAGGGTTATTCACCAGACGCATTTGAAAGAGTTAGAGCGCCTCAATCGTCAAGCAGAGATCAAGCACAGACAGATTGTCAATCCACTCACCACAAACAAGATTGATGTATTTGCATGAGATATTTACTTCTACTGTTGCTGTTAACAGGATGCGAAGACCGCTACAGGTACTTTTGCCAAAATCCTGATAACTTTGTCCATCCAAACTGTCAGAAACCTAAGTGTCAGTTTACCCAGACTTGCCCTGAATACTTGGTAGCCCCTATTCTTGAAAAAAAGGTTAACGATGTCCCACCAGAAAACAAGACCAACAATTGAGGAATTGCATAGTTTGTTTCATGCAGACTATGAAAAAGGATTGCTTTTTTGGAAGCAAAGACCTATTGAAATGTTTAAAACAAAAAGATCACATACTACTTGGAATGTAAGATTTTCTAATAAGCAAGCTCTTGATGCAAACCACAAAGATGGTTACAAACATGGTCGTATATTTGAACAACCATATTTAGCTCACAGAATTTTATTTGCCATGAAGCATAACTATTGGCCTGAGTATATTGACCATATTAATGGCATAAGAAGTGACAATAGGATTGAAAATTTGCGTTCTGTAAATATGCAACAAAACGCTTGCAATACAAAACTTTCAAGAAAAAACACAAGTGGTTGCATTGGCGTTAGTTGGAACGAAAGAGATAAGCGATGGACTGCCTACATAAATGCAAACAATAAACGCAAAGCATTGGGTAACTTTATTGAATTTAATGATGCTGTAATTTGCAGAAAAGCTGCTCAACAAAAATTTGATTACCATCCTAATCATGGAAGACAAGATGCAACAAACTTATCATTCGGTTGACCAACAAGTAAACCTCATAGAAGCGAAGGTTTGGGGTTTCGTAGTTATCTCTGTAACCCTAATTCTTTGCTTCATTGTTGTGGCTTTGCTGTACTCAGTTACCTTTGTGACTCAGCCGATTAAGAGCATGGCCCCGATTGACATGGCTTATACCAAGATGCTGAACGACATCGTTTTGCTCATTGTTGGTGGCATTGGTGGTGTTATCGGTAAGAAGGGCGTAGGAACGGCTGTAAACGCCATCCAGAACGCTGTAGCGCCTCCGACAGCACCTACTCCTACTCCGACTAACCCAACACCAGTCCAAGCGCCTGTAACGACTGTAGCGTCTACCAATTACAACTGGATGGGATTTAAGAACGCTGATCTTGACGAGTCTTGGACTCCACCGCCACCACCAACAACTCCACCTGAGTTACTGGAGGATGACCATGAGCGTGAACAATTGGCAATGGCTCGTAAAGAGGCTAACTGATGTTTGGCATACCATTACCTTGGTTACTGTTCGGACTCTGTATAGCCTTGTTTGGCACTTACAGAGGTGGATACCATTATGGTTGGTCTGACAGGGATAAGGAAATGCAGATTGAGATTGCTCGAAAGAATGAGGAATCTCGTCAAACTGAATTGAAACTTACTGAAGAACTAAACGCTAACGCAAACAAATTACTGGAGGTTAACAATGTTGTCAATCAGAAACAGTCTGCTCTTGATCGTGCTATTCGGTCTGGTAGGGTGCGCCTCCCCTCCACCAGTTGTGTACAAGCCACCCCAAGTCCCTCCGTTACCACCACAGATCAAGAAACAAGAAGTCAACCTGACAGACCGACTAACGAAGCTACTGATGCCGAACGAGCAACCCTCGCAGCAATTGCAGAAATAGTCGCACAGGGTGATAGAAACACAGCCCAACTAAATGCTTGCATTGATGCTTACGAATCAGTTAGGACACAGTTAAATGGTAAATAAAACACAATTAGAAAAGTTGCACATTGGTGAACAATGGGTAGATGCTCTTAACGAGACATTCCATAGATTTGGAATTATTACCCCTGCTCAACAAGCATCGTTCATTGGACAAGCATCCCATGAAAGCGGTAACTTTAAAACGCTTGAGGAGAATCTTCAGTACAGGGCAGAAACTCTAATGCGAGTATGGCCTAAGCGTTTTCCTACTTTAGAGTTTGCCAAGCAATACGAAAAAAATCCTAAAAAAATCGCAAATTCTGTTTACTCGAATCGTATGGGAAACAGAGATGAGGCATCAGGAGATGGGCATCGTTTCCGAGGCAGAGGACTTTTTCAGCTTACTGGGCATAGCAACTATTTCCATGCAGGAAAAGCGCTAGGAGAGGACTTTGTGATGAATCCTGATCTAGTGGCTACTCCAATGTATGCAGCCCTTACAGCAGGGTTTTTCTGGCAAACACACAAACTAAACCAGTATGCTGATGCCAGAGACTATGTAACGATGACTAAAAAGATAAATGGCGGAACAATAGGTTTAGCTGATAGACAGAAACATATTGCTCACGCATTAGAAGTGCTTATTGCTTAACAAAGATACCTTGCTCGTTTAAATATCCTCGCCTGTCCTTGATTTCTCGATAGCCACCCTCAAAGCACTCAACGAGGTCAAGGTCAGCGCAAGCGCATCCAACGACTAAAGTTATAAGAATGTCCGCATAAGCGTCTGCCATTTCAGCACGATCACCTTTAGCAATTGCCTCAAACAATTCGTCTAGTTCTTCTTTTGTTTTTAATGCTTGAGCATAAGGTGTGCTGTTTTTTACCAACCCCCTAGCTTCTGCCCATTGAATTACCAACATCTCAGTCTTTGCGTACGACATTCCATTCCCTTTCATTTCTACCTGAGTTAGATTTGACTGTGTTACCTGTTAACTCAATCAATCCGATTATTTTCATTTCATTCAAACGCCTAGCGACTTGGTTGCCATCTAGGTTAGTCAATGCGGCTATTCCATCTTTACCAAGCGCACCATGCTCTTGTAGGCACTCTAAGATGATCTGGTGATGCTGAGAGGCTACTGGTTTGATTTCCTCTGCTGCTTCAAAAGAAGTGAGAGGGTCTGTTGCCCTAACTCTTGGGAAGTCAGGCATCTTAAATATTCTGTCAAAAGCACTTTTAATATCCATTATTTTCTCCTTGAGATGGGTACTCGCTGCACCTTTCGGCATCCGCTTTCCCCTATTAACTTAAAACGGAAGGTCTGAATCGTCAAATTCTTCTTGCTTAACTTTCTTCTTAGGTTGCAAAGAAGCATCAGCGTTCTTATTCTTGACAGACAGAGACATAAACTTGTTTCCGTCCTTGCTGACCTTAATCCAAGCTGATAGCCAGTAGTCAGTTCCATCTACATTGATGCTGCCTTTGTAATCAGGAAATTTAGCATCGTCTTTGCGGTCGTTCTTAAATAACGAGCCTCGATTGTTGTTGTCGTATTCCATTTAAACTTCCTTTGCTTTCTTTTCTTTGTATGCAATTTCTTTTTCAAGAAACTTTGAAATAATGTCTGTAACAGTAGATTCCTCTTGCACAGCAATTAGTTTTATTTGTTTATGAATATCCTCACGCAAGTTAATCGTGAGCCTTTTATATCCTTCTGGGGCATGAAATACTCTCTCCATTTATAACTCCTTAGCCTTTTTCAAGGAACTTCTTACTTTACTAGGAAGCAAAGTCCACAGAGCGATTTTTTGTTGATCGTCTAGGTTCTCAGCTTCCAACTTCACCCAAGCTGTCTTAGGTTCTTCTTTATCACAGAGAGCAATTAAGTCCATTGCTAACTCTTTGAGATAAATCTGTTCATCCTCTGGGATGTTGTCCATTGCGCCCTGTGTAGGTGTGATGATGACCTTTTCCTCTTTGATCGGTGCAGAGGAGTCCAGAGCGTCATGCTCAACGATCTCCATTGCTGTCACCCAGAGGTAACGTCTGGTGTAGGTTTCTACTGCGCCAAGGTTCTGGATAGGATGGCAGCCCTTGAGGTTAGCATCAGCCATTGGGCTAGTGATAACAAGGCTAGTACCATCGTCTGTGTCTGTGATGGTCAGGCTTGCAATCTCTGTATCGTAAGACACTACACCACACAGGCCAACCTCGTTAAAGATTTGGTTAATCGTGGGGATAAAGTCTCCGAGTTCAAAGTATGAGTAGCCAGCGAACTTGTTATGCCCTGACTTCTTTAAGGGTGCGTTTTGCAACATGATTCGTGCTTGCATTAACTTCTTATGTACCATTTTCATTTCCTTCACTTAAATATTCTTCAATCATTGCTTCTTTGTCTTCCTCGTATAAATCCTCGAAAGGTACGAAGTGGTTTTCTCCACAGCACGAGCCGTAGGTCTTAGGGTTAGTGCAGTAGCAGCAGTACTCACCCTGTAAGTCTTGGATTGCGTCTTGTCTGGTCATTGGATTCTTTCGATAGGCTTTGCTACAAGCCATTTATCACCTAAGTGCCTAACTGACCTTACCCATTGCTTTTGGTAGGCTCTAATGACCTCTGGAGGGGCATCGTAGGTGGCAAATATCTTACGAACGTGGGTTAAGAATCGTGTGTTCATGTTGACCACCATGCAACCAGTAAAACTGCCATGCCAACACCAATTGAGACTGCTGTAACGTAATCCATGATTTTCTCGAAGTTCATTTTGATTTCCTTAAATGTGGGGGACTAGCCCCCTATTGATTTTTATTCGACTCTGCCATCAGCGTAAACAACGACATTCTTACCACTAGGCAAATGCACATTGCAAGAAACTGCACCAGCTTCAGCTTTGAGGTAACGAATTACAGAGGCGATAACTTGTGAATCTGTCATTTCTGACTCCTTAAAAAGACCCTCACGAATTGCTTGGGCTAAGATGGATTGTAAAGGTTTCTGAACATTACTCAATATATTTATGTAGGTGTTTACCCTAAAAACAACAAATAATTTGTTTGCTATACTGTTTAGATGGATAAACAAACTGCTATCACACTTGCAGGCTCACAAAGTGCGCTTGCTCGTATCTTTGGAATAGAAAGGTCTGCCGTTCACCAATGGAAGACCATTCCTCTATTGCGCCTTTATCAACTCAAAGAACTAAGACCAGATTGGTTTAAATGACTCAAGCACAAGTAATCAAAGCCCTACAAAACGGCTCATTGACCTCAAGAGAGGTTGCTAACCTAACTGGTATGCCACAAGCTACTGTGCTGTCTACAGCGAAGAAACTGCGCTACCAAGGCAAGCTAACGACTGAACTGGTTAAGTCTGGAAAGCATTGGGTTGCTCAGTACACACTTGCAGATCAGTTAATCGAGGCTAAGAAACCAGAGGAAAAGCGCTGTTTGCTAAACCCATTTGATATACGGAACGCTAAAGGTATCTTTACGCCTACTGAGTATCGAGTGATGGCTGCACAGGCTAGACGCTTGTATAGCGGGAATCCTAATTTCACAGCAAATAAATAAGTTTACAGAAGGCTTTTTTAAGTTTACAATGTTTTGAAACAACGGCTAGGCACGAAGTCATGAGCGTGCCGAAAAGTGAACCTCCCACCTGCCGACTGTTTTTTTCTGGAGGGTTTGCGAGGATGCTTTATGCACTACTATTCTTTTCATGTGAGTGATTACATTCACGACACAGCGCACTTGTCAGCCTATGAGGACTTGGCATTTAGGCGCTTACTTGATTTGTACTACACAAGCGAAAAACCTATCCCAAACAAAACCCAAGAGGTTTCCAGACGGATACGGATGACTGCACAAATTAATGCAGTTCAAACAGTACTTGAGGAATTCTTTATGTTTGACATGGAGAATGATTGTTGGTTTCACAAGCGTTGCGACAAGGCAATTGCTGACTATCAAGCTAAAGCAGAGCGTAATCGTAAGGTTGGAAAGCTAGGTGGAAGACCTAAGTCAAACCTAAACGCTAACCAACAAGAAACCCAAGTGGTTTCCAAAGATAACCCTAACCAAGAACCAATAACCAATAACCATAAACCAATAGATAAGAGGATACTCGGCAAACGCCTCGCTTCTAATTTCAATTTTCCAAAAGAATGGGAAGAGTTCTGTCAACAAACAAGACCAGAACTTCACCCTACCAAAACATTTGACCAGTTCAAGGATTATTGGACATCAGTAGCAGGTCAGAAAGGTGTCAAGCTAGATTGGTTTGCTACATGGCGTAATTGGGTTAGAAGCACTAACGCACCGAAAGTTAATCCTGCTGACAACATAAGGCTCACAGTTCCGATGAGCAAAGAGCCTGATGCGGCTTTGGAAAAGATTAAAGCTGACGAAAAGAAGGCTGCTCCTATGCCTGATTACATTCGTAAATTTGCTAAACAAATGAAAGGCGGTGTATGAATGAGTTGGCTCTTTTCGCAGGCGCTGGTGGAGGAATACTTGGTGGACACCTCCTTGGTTGGAGAACAGTCTGTGCCGTTGAATGGGAGCAATACCCAGCAAGCGTACTGTGCGCCAGACAAAATGACAAAGTTCTCCCGCCTTTCCCGATTTGGGATGATGTTCAAACCTTTGACGGACGACCTTGGAAGGGAATTGTTGACGTTGTATCTGGCGGGTTTCCATGCCAAGACATCTCAGCCGCAGGAAAAGGTGTCGGAATTGACGGAGAACGATCTGGAATGTGGGGAGAAATGGCGAGGATCATTCACGAAGTACGACCTAGATTCGTGTTCGTGGAAAACTCACCAATGCTCACTTCTAGGGGACTTGGACGAGTTCTCGGAGACTTGGCCTCAATGGGGTTTGATGCGAGATGGGGAGTGTTGGGAGCAGCGGATGTTGGAGCAAACCATCAGAGGGACAGAATCTGGATTGTCGCCAAATGGCGTGGACAGCTTCCACACGCCCAACACGACAGGATTAGATGGTGGGAGCAACAGCAGAAAAGCATTAAAGAAAAGACAAGAGAAATTTCCTACACCAACTTGTCACAACTCAAACGAGAAGGGAAGCCCATCAGAGTTCAAGAGACAGTCACCGGGTCTTGGAACAGTTGTTTTAATAGACAAGAACAAGACTGGTGGGATACTGAACCCAACGTGGGTAGAGTGGCTGATGGGGTGGCCGCTAGGGTGGACAGACTTAAAGCCATTGGAAATGGACAAGTTCCACTTTGCGCTGCAACAGCATGGAGAATCCTAAGTGAGTCACTATGAAGCCATGAAACTACTAGACAAGGTGCGTGATGGCGTACCTTATCCTCTACACCTCATAAACAAAGCATTGGAGTTAACTGGTGACATTCAGCAGGCGTAATGTAGAAAACCCAAGCGATAGGGTAATCCTCGAGCAAGCAGAAGCTCGGGAACTCTATCGCACTTGGGAAACAAACAAAGATCGTGACTTTGTCCGTGGTCGGCTAGAGAGAGCAGAACGAATCTATGGCTCTGGCGCTAGAGATCGTATCCGCACCTACATGAACATGATTAAAGATGGGACATTCGAATGAGATACGCAGCTAGGGTAGATGCTAACCAAGAACAAATAGTCTCAGCCTTGCGAGGTGCTGGCGCATACGTCTGGATTATTGGCTTACCAGTTGATCTTTTGGTTGGCTACAAGGGTCATACTTTCTTGGTGGAGATCAAAACAGACTCTAAAAAGCGCTTAACCAAGCTACAAACCGACTTTTTCGAGAATTGGTCTGGAAGTACCTTGGCAAGAATAGATAGCCCAGAAGCGGCATTACGAATGATCGGAGTAGTTAAATGATTATTCACCTGACAAGTACAGAACAGGCGAAAACCAGTATTCGTCTTCATTGGGACAAGATAACCAAAGCCTTGGATGCTGGCAAACATCTAACAATGGAAATTAAGTTGGTCAGTAAAACCAGAGAGCAAGAGGAAAAGTATCACGCCATGATTGGTGATATTGCCAAACAAGCGCAGCACATGGGCGCTAAGTGGTCTGCCGAGGACTGGAAGCGCTTACTTGTTGACCAATACTTGCGTGAGGTAGAGAACATCCAAGGAAAGGTAGTCCCAAATCTGGACGGCTCTGGAATTGTCCAGCTAGGCTTTCAGACAAGAAACTTCACCAAAGAAATGGCAAACGAGTTTATTGAGTGGCTTTACTCGTGGGCTGCAAACAACGGAATCGATCTAGGGTAAATACTTACATATATTTTTCAACAAAGTGTTGAGAAAACTATACAATCACATCAGCCCAAGCAATTCGCAAGGGTACTTTTAAGGATTAAGTCATGTCAAACAAATTCTACGCAGATTGCTACTTTCAACAAGAACAATACAACCCTCGTATTCGGGCTACTGTTCCTCCAGCTTGGATAGTTGAATTCGATTGTGCTTTGCCAGATACGAATGTGCCTCCAGTTTTCTATGGTCATTCTCGTAGAGAGGCAATCCAAAACGCAATTGATTGCTTGAAGTCTAGGGGTTTGACTGGTCGCTTAATTCTTAACTAATTTAACAGGGGGCTTAGTCCCCCACTTTTAAGGAAAAAATCATGGAATACGAATTCAAATTTGAAACAACTACTGGTGCTGGTGACGAGACTGTGCAATGCGTCTTGGGATACGAGATGGACGAGGAAGGTACATACGCTGAGAATCTTAAGTCCATCCATTACGAGGGCACGAGCGTTTTCTCTTTGCTGTCTGATGAGCAATTTGTAGAGATTGAAATGCGTGGCACGATGATGCTGTCAAGCCACCTGCTTGAAGAATCAGACCATTCCGCAAGTGTTGACTACGACATGAGAGCAATCTAATGTTATTGGGATGCAAGCCAGTTTTAATTGGTGTTAAGTGCCAGAACTGTAAAAGACTGGTTGCTGATGCCAAGTTCTATGTGAATGTAAAAAGTTCCAAGGACTTGGCTTGCATCTACATCCCTATTTCTTTACAGGTGAAGACATGATGCCTCCAATAGACTTAAGTGCTACACACTCAACCAACAAATTCAAGTTCTGTAATATGTGCGATACAACAAAGCCTCCAGAGGGAGGAATTGAGATAGGACATAAGTGGAGTTGCCAAGCCTGTTGGTTAAAGAGAGTAACAGGCGTACACCTTAAACAGAATCGGATTAACGGAGGTGCTAAATGACTAAAGATGAAGCTCTCAAATTAGCATTGGAGGCGTTGGAAGATTTGGGCATGAAACATTACGAAAGCACTGGCGAAGTTCTTTACAAAGAAACATTCACCGCCATTAAAACCGCACTAGAAGCGAAGGATGAGCCTGTGTCGCAACCAAAGGTACGCACTGGTAATTGTTTGCGGGTAGGCGTGTGCGCTTCAGAAGGACACAAGATTCAACCACAGCGCACATGGATAGGGCTGACGGATGAGGAAGTTGACCAAGCATTTACAGAACTTACTTTAAGAAAAATATATCAAGCCATTGAAGCCAAACTTAAGGAGAAGAACTATGACTGACTGGACAAAAGAGGAAGACGAAGCCTTCAACGATGTTGAAAGACAAAGCAATCTTGGCAAACAGATACTCCGAGACTTAGGGCAGCCATATCATTTTGATGTTTATGTGTCTCCATCACAAAGAAATCATGTGCTAGAGGAAGTTGCTCTAGAGTTTGACAAGATGAAGGCATTTGGCACTACTGGTGAATCATTTGCAAGTTTTGTAAGGGGTATGAAAAAATGAGCAAAGATGAGGCTATTAAATTAGCATTAGATGCCTTGCATTTATGGCATTGGACTGGTGAAACAACTGATTTAAATAAGGCGCATGATGCTTTGTTGGAGGTTGTAGACACTCCAGAAAAACCTTGGGTTTGCCTGACTTACAAAGAAAGATGTGAGTTATGGAATATCTCAAGTAAGTTTTCACCAGAATCGGTAATCATGCACGATTTTGCAAAAGACATAGAACTAGCACTTAGGGAGAAAAATTATGAGCAAAGGGTCGACAGGTCGTCCATTCTCAGTAACTAACGAAGAATACGCAAACAGATGGGATGCCATATTTGGCAGAGATAATGAGAAAGAAAACAAAGAGAAAGCATTGGAATCTGATAGACCCATTGACTCATGCAATAGTGGGAGCAGCGATAACTCAGAGGGACAAGCTAGACAAACTAAGGATGCTTGAGTATTCCGCTTTAGAGTCGGTTACAAAAGGCTCTGGAACAATCCATGACTGGCGTACCTTAGTAGATGTACTAAACCTGTCTGAAATGATGGGTAGAGGTGGAATAGGGCCAGAGGTGCTACCAATATGCGAGAAGGCTCAAAAAGCGCTACATGAGGCGGCTATCAGGTTTGAGAACACTAAGAAGCTAGGATTAAGCGGAGAGGGTATTCAAGCAATCAGAGAATTGATAGAGTATGCTGATCTACAACAAGCCAGTATCTCAAGATCAGAGTTTGAGAGATACATTAAGAAAACAAAAGACTACATAAGATCACATGGAGATAAAGTCGTTGAAATATCCTAAATTCCCATATTTCCGTAGCACTACCCATTTAAGGAATGTAGCCTCACTACCATGCCAATGGTGTGGAATGGACGATGGATGCCAAGCCGCACACTCAAATATGGCAGAGCATGGCAAGGGTCGTGGAATCAAAGCAAGTGACGAGTACACAGCCGCTTTGTGCCAAACCTGCCATTACCAGTTAGATCAGGGCAACAAGCTGTCAAAACAAGAAAGACAAGATATGTGGACAGAAGCCCACAAACGGACATACAATAAACTCAAGTCTTTAGGTCTATGGCCTCAAGATGTACCAATGCCTTACTGAGTTGCCAAGGTTTTAGAGGACTTGTATGTCCTCTTTTTTTGTGCGAAAATAAGACAAACTCCTTGAGGACTGTTATGTCTGGTTTGCTTGAACCCTCCGTAAAGATTGAAATTGAGATACAAAGCCAAGAAAAAAGTGGCGATGCTTGTCCAGTTGCGACAGGCGATGTAGAGGTCAATCTTGAAAATCGTGAGAAGGCTATCGAAAAAGCCAACTACGGCCCAATGAATCCAAACGAAGCCAACATGGATTACTGGCGTGAAATCTCTAAGGCTTGGAGAAACTCACCTGCACAGGCTAAAAAGTCTCGCTGTGGCAATTGCGCTGCTTTCATCCAAACCCCTAAGATGCTGTCTTGCATTGAGTCAGGTCTTGAGATGGGTGACACCGAGATGGACGCTTGGGAAGTTATCGAGGCTGGTGACTTAGGTTACTGCGAAACATTTGACTTTAAGTGTGCTTCCAAGAGAACTTGCGAGGCATGGATTAGTGGTGGGCCAATTACCGAGGAGAAAGACAATGGAAACAATGAATCAGCAGGCGCTAGAGATGATGCAGAAACTTATGCAGAAGAAGACTAAGCCTGTTAGGGGTGAGCGTACTGCAAAAAACAAATCAAAAAAGGATAAAAAATGAGTAAATTAGCTCGTGACGACAATGGTCAACTGACCCAGATTTATCAACTTGGTACAACCCAAGTTATGACTGTTAGTGCTTCTAGCGTTCAGTCTAGTGCTATTGCATCAGATTGCACAATTATCCGCTTGGCAACAAGTAGCGGAGCACATTGCCACTTTCAGATTGGCTCAAACCCAACTGCATCGTTGACAACAAGCCCCATGATGCCTCCTAACTCTGTTGGCTACTTCAAGGTAACTGGTGGCGATAAAGTCGCTGTTATCCGTGGCGGTACTGCCGTTGATATTTCAATCACTCAGATTGTCTAAAATGAATGGCTTGTACGCTAACATCAATGCCAAACAAAAACGCATTGAAGCGCAAAAGGCTGCTGGCAAAACTCCAGAGCGTATGCGTAAAGTCGGCTCGAAGGGTGCGCCAACTGCGTCTGCATTTAAGCAAGCGGCTAAGACTGCTAAAAAGAAATGATTAAACGAGGAACAGAGCAGTTTTCTGGCTATAACAAGCCTAAGAGAACTCCTGACCATCCAACCAAGTCTCATGCTGTTTTAGCAAAATCTGGTGAGGATGTAAAGCTAATCCGTTTTGGTCAACAAGGCGTAAAAGGCTCACCTGATGGCAGTAAGCGTAACGAAGCGTTCAAGGCTCGTCATGCGGAAAACATTGCCAAGGGTAAGATGAGTGCGGCTTGGTGGTCGTCAAAAGTTAAATGGTGAACAACATGAAAACTCCAAAGATGAACAAAGCAGGTAAAGCTAAGATGGCTACTATGATGAAAGAGTTTGGCAAGGGTGAACTGCACTCTGGCAAGGGTGGTAAAGTTGTCAAGAATCCTCGCCAAGCGGTTGCGATCGGAATAGCGGAAGCTGCTAAAAAGATGGGCAGGATGAAATAATGGCTGAACTAAGGGCAACTCCAATGTCAAACCCAATTCTGGGTTTACTTGCTGACCGCCTAAAGAAAGCCCAACAATTTGGTGCAAAGCCATTTGGTTACGAAAATCCTCCTGTAGAGATGTTAATGAATCTCTTGGGAGTACCTGCTGTTCAACAAACAATGGAAAGAATGGCTTATGGTGAGCCGTTAACTACTGGTAGTGGAATGACCACTAAGCCTCGTCCAGAAGCGATTGAGGCGGCTATGACGCTGTTACCTGCTTCTGTAGGTTTAGCAAAGGCTACTAAGGGTTTACCAGTAGGTGCAAGTATTGAAGATGTTGGTGGTCTTCTGAGTAAAAAAGCGCCATCTCAATTTGTTCCTAATGTAGAAGCTGGCAAAGAAATGATTGTTCACCACAATCTTTCGCCAGAAAAGTTGGCAAGAGTTGAAAAAGTTGGTGGTATGCCAGTACCATCTATTGCTGTTTCCAATGTAGAAAACCCACTAAGTGGCTTTGGCAATATCTCATTGATTGGCGACAAGTCAATGGCTGTTCCGTCTGCCAAGAATCCTGTTTATGGTTTTGATGCTTACACATCTAGAACGCCTGAGATTGACTATAAATTTGACACAAAAAGTATTAAAAATATAAACAATTATTTTTCTGATGTTGCTCAAAAAATACCAGATGGTGAATATAGAGTTGACAGATTAAAGAATGATTGGAAATACAGAAGTGACTCTGATATTTACAAAGCAAAGTTTCTTGATGAACAAGGAATGTTGCCTGACCCATCTTCTTTTAAAGAAAAGCCTTGGGAATTCCAACAAGAGGTTAATCAGCGTGTGCGAGATTTAAGACCTGCTTACGATAGTTGGTCTGCAAACATGGACAATGTTCTTGCTGACGCAGGTGTAACTCCAACAGAACGCATTTTCAAAGGTTATACAGATTCTGGCAATAGACGCTATGCAGAGGCAACATTAGATAATCTTGTCAAAGAGATGAAGGGTGGTGCTGGCGCTGAAGGTTATTTCTATGGCGTAGGTAACATTCGTGCTGTAGCTACACCTAAATTTAAGAACTTTGAGCAAGTAAAAGCTGCACGAGAAAACATTGTTTCAACCAAAGAGTTTGAGCCTATCAAGAAAAAGATAAGTGATGCCTTTAATGATCTGACCGATAGGATGAGAAACCTAGAGGGAAACAATAACTATGCTTACAAGCCAGAAGATGCTTTATATGAACTTGGGCAAGTCAAGAATGTAAACTTCTTAGATAAAATCTATAAAGATGTTCCAGAGGCACTAAAGGCTGATGTTCAGATATTTATGAACAAAGTCAAGTCAATGCCTACAGAATACTTTGAGATTAAGCCTCAAAGGGCAGTCCAAGTAAGTGAGTTTGAAGGTGCAATTGTTCCTAAAGATGTTCCGCAGAAATCCATTGATTACCTAAAGAGCCAAGGTATTGAAAAGATTTACTTCTATGAAACACCTAAAGAACGAGTAGATTTGTTTAAGAAGTTTGGCGACAAGATGTTTGCTTTTCCAGCTTTGCCTTTAGGTGCAACAGGATTACTAGATGAAGAAAAGCGTAAAGAAATCCAAAGTCTGTTAGAATAAAGTATTAACTTAACCTTGACCAACCCTAGAGGAGTCAAACAAAATGGCACAAGTCGGAAGACCGATAAACAAGTTACATCAAGACGATGTACGCAAAAAAATTCAGGTAAGTCAATTACTAAATGTTTTGCAAAATCATGCACTTGGCATAGATGAAGAATTAAGCCCAACTCGGATGAAAGCAATTGAAATACTATTGCGTAAATCCATGCCTGATATGGCCTCAGTAACCATAAGTGGCGATCAAGACCAACCACTTCAGCACATCGTTACATGGGCGAAGTAATCGAAATCCCTTACAGACCAAGGGAACACCAATTAAAGGTTCATGAGTTACTAGAAGGCAAGCGATTTGCTGTTGTAGTAGCCCACCGAAGATTTGGGAAAACTGTTGCGGCTCTCAACCACCTAATCCGTGAGGCGGTGCTAAACCAACAAGAGACACCAAGATACGCCTACATTGCTCCTACTTATGGTCAAGCTAAGAGGGTGGCTTGGGACTATCTCGTAAAGTACACACAGCCTCTGGGTGGGACTAGCAACATCTCAGAACTAAGGGTGGACTTCTGGGGTAGGCGTATTCAGTTATATGGCTCTGACAATCCTGATTCCCTACGAGGACAGTTTTTTGACGGAGTGATTATTGACGAGGTAGGCGATCAGAACCCTAAGATATGGACAGATATCGTTAGACCTGCCCTGACAGACCGCAAAGGCTGGTGTCTCTTTATCGGGACTCCCAAAGGCCACAACCACTTCAAGGAACTGCGAGACAGGGCTGAGAAAGAGGATGGATGGGGTTTACTAGAGTTCAAAGCCTCTGAGACAGGGGTAGTAGATGATGTAGAACTCAAGGCTGCTCGTAACGAGATGGGTGAGGATAAGTATCGCCAAGAGTTTGAATGTAGCTTTGACGCTGCTGTAGAGGGTTCGTACTATGGTCAAATCCTCAATGAACTAGAAGACAAGAAGCATATGCAAGAGATTCCTTACGAGGAAATCAGCAGAACCTTTACCGCATGGGACTTGGGTATGGGTGACTCAACATCTATCTGGGTTGCTCAGTTAGTAGGCACAGAGATCAGATTGATCGACTACTACGAGAATCATGGCGTAGGTTTAGACCACTATGTGAAGTGGATTAAGGACAACGACTATTCAAAGGCAGAACATATCTTGCCCCATGATGTCCGAGTCAGAGAGTTAGGCACAGGAAAGAGCCGACTAGAGATGCTTGAGGAAGCAGGACTAGAGGTCAAGATTGCACCCAGAATGAGCCTAGACGATGGTATTCAGGCGGTAAGGCGTATCTTGCCAAGGTGTTGGTTCAATGTGCCAAAGGTACAGACAGGGCTGAACTGCCTGAGAAACTACCGCAGAGATTACGATGAGAAGCGTAAGATTTTCTATGAAAGACCACTTCACGATTGGTCAAGTCATGGAAGTGACAGTTTTCGCTACTTAGCCCTTGGACTTGATGAAGGTCACAGCACATGGTCTAAGCCTATTAACCAAGCACCGAAATGGATTGTGTAATGTATGTAGAACGCCAAGGGACTAATTTAGCCCCCAAAGTAAAAGAACTTGAAAACCGCATTGAAATGTTAGAAAATGCCATTAAAGAGTTAAAATCGGACAAGCCCAGAATGGGTCGTCCTCCAAAGGAGAAGAATGAGCAAGCCGCTAAACAGGAAGGAAGCTAAAGCCTTAGGGTTTAAAACTTACTTTACTGGTAAGCCATGTAAGCGTGGTGGCATTGCTGATCGTACTCTCAATGGCGACTGTCTTTGTGACGCTTGCCTTGATTTTGCTAGACAGTTAAAACAAAATTATGCTGTTAACAATTATCATAAGCACAAAGAGTGGGCTAAAGCAAACCCTGAAAAGATGAAAGCCTACAAACAGGCTTGGCAAGATAAGAATCGTATTGAGCAAAGAGCAAGACTCAATAAATGGAAAAAAGATAATCCTGAGAAGGTTTTGGCTGATCTCCACAAGCGTAGAGCGTCACGAATAAACGCTACCCCTAAATGGTATGGTGAATTTGATGCTTTTGTAATGCACGAGGCAGCATTACTTTCTAGACACAGAAGTGCTGTAACTAATGTAAAATGGCACATAGACCATATGATTCCATTGCAAAGCAAAACTGCGTCTGGATTTCATTGTGCCTCAAACATCCAAGTCATTCCTGAAGCGTTAAATGTAAGAAAGCGCAACACTATGACTTTTACTAAACCTTATGAGTGGGTTAATGCTTTATGAGCCGAAATGAATTGAAATCCATCTTGCAGGCAGAAATTGATGATGCCATTGGCTACATTGAAAGCGAAACTGTTGAGCAAAGAAAGCAAGCGCTTCAGTATTATCTGCGTCAGCCATTAGGAAATGAGACAGAGGGAAAGAGCCAGATCGTTACTGGTGAGGTAGCCGAAGCCATTGATGGCGCATTGCCTAGCCTAGTCCGTATCTTTACAGGCTCAGACAATATTGTAGTATTTGAGCCACAAGGCCCACAAGACGAAGCCTCTGCCAAGCAAGCCACCGAGTACTGTAACTGGGTATTCTCAAGGGATAACGAAGGCGTAGCCATTCTGCACGACTGGTTTAAAGATGCTCTTTTGCAGAAGAACGGCATCGTAAAAGCCTATTGGGAAGACAAAGAGGACATCACTAAAGAGCGTTACTTCAACTTGTCTGAGGACGAGTTAGCCATGCTGATGAGCGATGAGAGCATGGAGATTGTCGAGCAAGATACGACAGAATTCCCAATATTTGACCCAATGGGACAGCCAGTTGTTGACCCTATGGGTATGCCAGTTATGGGTGCGACACACAATGTTGTCGTCCAAAAGAAAAAGAAATCAGGCAAGGTAACGATTGAGAATGTCCCGCCAGAAGAGTTCTTGATTAGCAAGAAAGCTAGAACGATTGCTGACAGCCCATTCGTAGCCCATCGTCAAATGTTAACTCGTAGCACTTTGGTGGCTATGGGATTCAACAAAAAGCAAGTTGAAGGCTTGCAAATGGACGATGCACTAGCCTACACCCCTGAGCGTGTGGTTAGATTCTCTGCTGGTGAGCAGCCTTACCAAGTTCAGACTGATGACCCATCAATGCAAGAGATTGAGGTCTTTGAGTGCTATGTCAAGACTGATATAGAGGGCAAAGGCATTGCTTCACTCGTTCAGGTGTTCTATGCCTCAAACGAGATTCTTGAGGATGAGAATGGCAAGGAAATGATTGAAGAAGTGGACTATGTTCCATTCCATTCAATCTGCCCGATTCCAATTCCGCACAAGTTCTTTGGCAACTCACTTGCTGACAGAACTACAGACATTCAGTTAATCAAGACTACTATCACTCGTCAAATGTTGGATAACCTCTATCTGACAAACAACGCACGAGTAGTCGCTGTTGAAGGGCAGGTAAACCTTGACGACTTGCTTACATCTACTGCTGGTGGTGTTATTCGTGCTAAGTCTCAGGGAGCTGTTCAACAACTTGTAGTGCAGAATGTAGCGGCTCAGGCTTTCCCAATGCTTCAGTACTTGGATACAGTCCAATCTAAGCGTACTGGCGTATCTGATGCTTCTCAGGGCTTAGACCCATCTATCTTGCAGAATGTGACTGCTGCGGCTGTTGCGTCTATGCAACAAGCTGGCGCAGGCAAGATTGAACTAATGGCTCGAATCTTTGCTGAGACAGGTGTTAAGTCTCTATTCCAAGGCATCTTGCATCTTCTCTGTAAGTATCAGGACAAGCCTCGTTTAGTTCGTATGAGAGGCGAATTCGTAGAGTTTGACCCTCGCACATGGGCTAACCAGTACGATGTTTCTATCAATGTTGGTTTGGGTGCAGGTAACAGACAAGAGCAAATGGCTATGCTGTCGATGGTTCTTGCCAAACAAGAGCAGTTGATTGCTCAGTACGGCCCTGCTAACCCTTATGTAAGCCCTGCACAGTATCGTGGCACTTTGGGTCGTATGGTTGAGATTGCAGGCTTTAAGGACTCTGCTGAGTTCTACAAGCCTATTACACCAGAGCAAGATCAGGCTTTGAGCAATCCTCCGCCACAGCAACAGCAAATGCCTCCAGAGGTTCAAGCAATGATGGCTAGAACACAGGCTGAGATACAAGCTAACCAACAGAAAGCCCAAGCTGACATTCAGTTGCAACAACAGCAAATGCAGATTGATATGCAAATGGCTCAACAAAAGGCTGGTCTTGAAATGCAATTGATGCGTGAGAAAGAGGCTGCTAAGTTGATGCTTGAGCGTGAGAAACAACAGGCTTACTTTGCGATGAAACAGCAAGAGTTTGAGGTTGAAGCTCAATTGAAAGCAATGAAGGTAGGTGCTGGCATTACTAGCAATGTAGAAATTAAGGGCTAATCATGGCTAGAAATAACTTTATCTCAATGGTCAACAATGATGGCGAGGTATCGCTTGAAGACTTGTTGATGCAAATTGAGCAGTTACAGCCTGTTTACCAAGAGCCAGTTTATATTGCACCAGAGCCTGTATACCAAGCGCCTGCGCCTGTCTATGTAGCACCAGAGCCAGTTTATCAAGAGCCTGTGTATCAGCCAGTTTTCCAACAGCCAGAAGTTCAGCAACCTTATGTTGAGCCACAATCTGTTCAAGAAGTTATCAATCAGATAGCAGCACAATTGCCTCCGTCTGTAATCAACGAGATCATTGCTAGACAGCCAATTGAGCAACCCATTCAACGAGATGCAGACGCACCAGTTGAGCAGTTGCAACCTGCAAAGCCAGTACAGGAGAATAAGCCTTCAGCATCAGTTATTGATACGCTGACAAAGCAAATCTTAGGCTCTAGTGACACTTCTAAATGGACTGGTGGCGTAGGTGCTGAACAAGCCGCTAAAGACATGGCTAAGATCATGGCGGGCATTGGCATCACAGACATTAGTCAGTTTGGAAAGATCACACAGACTGGCTTGCAAGAGGATGTCCGTCCTGATGGTCGTGGTGGCTATGTTGACCAACGAGGCAATCCTGTTGACCCTAACATTGTCCAAACAGGTTCTTATGAAACTGAAGGCGGTCGCATTGACTACGCTACTGCACCAATTGGCACTCAAGTAACCTACGGCAACAAAGAAACAAACCAAGCTGTACCGATTACATATAGCGAACGACAGACTGGTAACGCATTTGGTGGTACTTTTGAGGGAAAAGGTAACACAGGCTACAGAGTAGATTTTGATGCTTCTGGCAAGCCTGTTTTCTATACGACTGGTGCATCAAGCCGTGATGACATTGGTGTATTTGCACCGATTATTGCTGCGGCTTTGACACCTATTCTTGGCCCTGCTGCGGCTAGTTTGCTTGGCCCAACAGCCTCAACACTAGCCACAAACGCACTAACTGGCGCTTTGGTTGGTGGTAGCACTTCAGCGATTACTGGCGACAGTATTGCGAAAGGTGCATTGCTTGGTGGTGCAGGTGGCGCTGTTGCAGATATTGTTAAGCCATATTTGCCATCTTTGCCAACACCAGAAGTGCCAATTGACTTTGTTGGTGGTACTACTGAGCAGATCAATGATGCTTTGCAAAACCAACTCGTCAAAGATTTAAAAGCCGCTGGCGTTACAAATGTTTCTGAGTTCATCAATAACATTGGTGGCAATGCTTCATCATTCGTTCCCCAAGAGGTTGCTCCTGTTGTTGAGCCAACAATTACTCAGCCTCCAATTGAGAATGTTCAAGTTTCTGCGCCTGTAGCACCTACGCCAACAGTCAATGAAATAATCAATGCAATTGTTAACCAACAACCAATTCCAGAGGTAGTTGCACCAGTAGAGACAGTACGAGTGACTGAGCCTACTGAGCCTGTGCAGACAACTACGCCAACTGTTAATGAAATAATAAATTCGATTATTCAGCCTGTAGTTACAGAGCCGCCAGTCGTAGAGCCAACTCCTACACCAGTTGCGCCAATTGAAACTGTGCAAGTGACTGAGCCTGTTCAACCTACTGCACCGACTGTTAGCGAAGTAATCAATGCGATTGCTCAGATACCTGTTGAGCAACCTCCTGTTCAGCAAGCACCAACACCTGTTGAAGTCACAGCACCAAGAGTAGAAGCGCCTAAAGTAGAAGCACCTACAACTGTTGACCAAGTTATCGCCTCAATAATCCCTGAATTGGTAATGACTAGCCAAGCGCCTAAAGAGCCAGAGCAACCCATTCCAACGATTGTTGCGCCTCCTATTCAAGAGACTGTCCCACAGATTACGACTATTGCTGAAAGACCAAGCACGATTACAAACGAGACAGAGCCAGCCCCTACAATTGTTGCTCCTCCGATTGCTAATACAGTACCACCTAAGACATACACAGCCTCTGAGATCATTGACATGATTCGTTTAGGTGTATTGGGTGCAAGCGTATTGGGTGCGACAACTCAAGAGACTGGTCCTACTGGATTCCCGATTGTTCCTGTTCCAGAAGATTGGAAGTCTCCAACTTACACAAAAGACTTGCCTAGTGTTGCACCAACTCAGTTGCCTCCTATTGATTTTGGCAATCGTAATCTGTTGATTGGCACACAATGGGAGAAGTTCTTAGACCCTAATTATGGCAAAGTTCCTGCGCCAGTACAGTTCAATCAGCCATCAAACATGAGTTATAACCAATTGCGGAGTATTTTGGGCAATAGCAGAGATGTACTGCCAAGCCAAGTTCTCTCAATTAACGATGTAATTTCAGGAATACAAAACCAATATGGACAAACACCTACTGGCTCAATGGGCTAAGAATCTGTTAAATGATGACTTTTTCAAAGAAGTCATAGATAATTTGAAAAAAGAGCAGATTAGTGTGATAATTAACACAAATGCTAGTGAGATTGATAAACGAGAAGACGCTTATCGACACATTAGAACGATTGAACTGATTACAGGACACCTAGAAGGCTTAGCCTCGGAGACTGCGATCAGAGATAAGAAGTGGAAGATTCTGTAGCGTAAAAGCTACACCGCAGTCCAGACGGATTCTGGCGATTTTTGAGATGACACATGGAAAACACCAACCCACAAGGGAGTGAAAGCCTAAATGTAAACCAAGCCGCTTCAGCGTTTGAGAGTTTAATGGGTGATTCAGAGGAAGCTGACAACAGCCAAGCCGAAGGTCAAACAGAGGAACTACAGGCGAGTGATGAAGTTGAGCAAGAGTATGCGGAGGAATCCGAGGAAATTGCGCCTAAGCCTAGATATAAAGTCAAGGCTGCTGGTGAGGAAATCGAGGTTGACGAAGATGAACTCATCAAAGGTTATCAACAAGGTGCGGACTACACTAAAAAGTCTCAGGCACTAGCTGAACAGCGCAAGGCTCTCGAAGCCGAGCGTAGTCATCTAGAGCAGGTGAAACAAGAGCGAATGGCTTATGCCCAGAAGTTGAAGGCTTTGGATAGCTTCCTAAGTCAGCAAGATCAGGGTGTGAACTTAGATGTTCTAAAGGAAACAGACCCCATTGGTTATGCCGTGGCGGTAGCTGAACAGAGTCAGCGTGAGAAGCAGTTAGCAGTAGTTAGAGCCGAACAGCAACGCCTTGCCCAACAGCAACAAGCCGAGCAACAAGCCTCTCTGCAAAACCATCTCCGTCAAGAGTCTGAGAAGCTAGTGAGTTTGATTCCTGAGTTGGCTACGCCACAGGGTGATGCGGTGCGGAAACAAATCCGTGACTATGCGAAGTCTGTTGGTTGGACTGACCAAGAACTCAGTTCCGTATATGACAGTCGTGCTGTGGTGAGTTTGTATAAAGCAATGAAGTATGAGCAACTTCAAAAGAGCAAGCCTGAGTTAACCAAGAAACTCCAGTCTGCTCCTAAGATGATGCGATCTGGGACTTCAGCGCCTCCTACAAAGTCGTCACAAGACAAACAGGTAATGCAGAGGTTGCGTGAGACTGGAAAAGTCACAGACGCTGCCAAAGCATTTGAACGATTCTTTTAATTTTGGAGTTTTAAAATGGCTACATATCAAACATACACCGCTATCGGTATGCGTGAAGACCTTTCGGATGTTATTTATTCGATTTCACCAACAGATACGCCTTTCATGTCTTCCATTGGTAAGACAAAAGCAACTGCTGTTTTGCACGAGTGGCAAACCGACTCTTTGGCAGCCGCCACTTTGTCAAACTTTGCTGTTGAAGGCGATACCGCTTCTGACGCTACTATGTCTCCAACTACCCGTGTTGGCAACCGCTGCCAGATTGCACAGAAAACTGTAAAGATTTCTGGCACTTTGAACGCTGTTGACAAAGCTGGTCGTAAGTCTGAAAAGGCTTATCAGTTGGCCAAGGCTTCTAGCGAAATCAAGCGTGACATGGAAACCTCTTTGTTGAGCAACCAAGTCGCTGCTAACGGCAACTCTACAACTGCTCGTAAATTGGGTGGTTTGCAGGCTTGGTTGGCTACCAATGGTGACTTTGGTTCTGGTGGTTCTGCTGGTGCTTCTGGCACTACTGCTCGTACCAACGGCACAAACCGCACCTTTACAGAAGACATCTTGAAGACTGTTATCCGTGAAGTGTACGCCTCTGGTGGCAATCCTAAAGTGTTGATGGTCAACCCTGCACACAAGCAAGTTGTTTCTGCTTTTGCTGGTATTGCTGCTCAACGCTTCATGGCCCCTGCAAATGCTCCTACCACCATCATTGGTGCGGCTGATGTCTATTTGAGCGATTTTGGTACAGTTTCTGTTGTGCCTAACCGCTTTATGACTTCCACCAACTCATGCGATGAGACAGCATTTGTGCTTGATCCCGACATGGCTGCTATCGCTTACTTGCGTCCTTTCCAGACCAACGAGTTGGCTGTTACTGGCGACAATGAGTCTACACAGTTGCTGTGCGAGTACACATTGGAAGTTCGTAACGAAGCCGCACATGGCATCATTGCTGACTTGACACCTTAATCTAAGGTAACTCCGAAAAATGCCTCAGACTTAAACCTCTGGGGCATTTTCTTTTCTAGCCAAACTGATAGAATTAGCGTATGCAAAACCCTGTCAATTTTCGTCAAACTGCTGTCCATGCCGATGGTGATGGCGGCATCGTTATTCAGACTCGTCAAGATGTATCTAGCATTGTTGAGCAGAACAAGAAAGAATTTAATTCTTTTGATGAGCGTTCAAGATGGTCTGATGAATTGTTTGGCAACAAAGTAGCCTCTATTCCTATGACTGTGATTGATGACCTTAACAAACAAGGCATCATGCGTGGCTTTGCAGTTCTAGACGATAAGCGTTTTGCCGCTTGGTTAAATGACCCAATGAATCGTGCATGGCGCACTAGGACTGGAGTGGTATGAGTTTCGCAACATACTCTGATTTAAAGACATCTATTGCAGGATATTTGGCTCGGTCTGACTTGACTAGCCAGATTCCAGACTTTATTACATTTGCTGAGAATCGACTGCGTAGAGAGTTGCGTATCCGTCAAATGTTAAAGTCAGTAACGACACCGACTGTCTCGGGTGATTCAACTGTTGAGTTACCTGCTGACTTCTTAGAGATTCGTGATTTTGTCGCATTGACAAACCCAATTCAACCATTGAGTTACTCTAGTCCCTCTGCTTTGTCTAATGACCCAAGAGCATCAGAAGTTGGTGTTCCTAAGTCTTACACAATTCTGGCTAACGAGTTCTTACTGTCTCCTCCTCCTGATGGCATTTACACATTGAGAATGTTGTACTTTGCTGCACCTGCATATCTGTCAAGCACCAATGCGTCAAATGTGTTTTTGAATGTTGCGCCTGATGCTTTGCTCTATGCTTCTTTGATTGAGGCAGAGCCGTATTTAATGAACGATGCTCGAATCAATACATGGGGAA